TCCCGTTTTACGATTTTTTACAACCCGTGCTTGTCCAGTAGAAACAAGACGTTTGAGTTCAGCACGAGAGTATCCTTTAAGTTTAGGATCAAGCTCAATCTTTGAAGGAAGTGCAGTATTTGGACCTTCTTCGTAAGCACCCTTTGCTACTTGAGGCTGTTGCAGTCTTCCTGTATAATCGTCTTTTTCACCACGCCTACGTGCTTCAGCCATAAGTTCTACTTTTGTCATTTGCTTTGGCTTTGGAGGAGTCTTAGTAGGAATACGAGATTGAATTGGTTTGGCTGTTGGCTTACCTTCCATACTCATTTCTTTTCGTACTTGTTGCACAAGTTTACGAAGCTCTTTAGCTTGCTCAGGCGACCTGCCTTTTAATGTCATGCGTGTTGCTTTACGCTTGGCAGTTCCCGGCTTTTGTGCCATTTTCTTTTTAGCTGGCGTAGCGGTTGCTGCTTTTTTCTTCGCACGAGTTGCTGCAGCTTTTTGCTGCTTTGTAGGACGACCTTTTTTAGCTGCTTTCTTTTTAGGTGCAGCTTTTTTGGGTGCTGCTTTTTTAGCTGCTCCCTTTGCCGTTTTTTTAGCTAGTTCTTCGGCAGAAACTTCTACAAGTTTTCCTGCCACCATTTTAAAAAGACCCATTAGTTACTCCCTAATACTACTGGATTATCTGCTCCTGCCGGACTTGCAGGTGCTTCCATATCGTCACGCCGTGTCCTACGGGCTTGGTTACGAAGGGACTGTACTGCTTCATTGTAGCGTCCTTCAAACAGCGAGACAAGTTCAAAGTTTTTCATAAATACCATTGCTTCAATCATCGAAGCATTAAACAACGCATCATAACAAAAGTCAGAAAAATAATTATTAGGCGTTGTTGAAGCAAGTGTGGTAGGTCTAGAGATAAATGCAAACTCTCCATTGAGCGTAGATACAGGAGTAGGTGCCACAATAACAGTGGTATTGTTCCTCCGTGCATAATACTCAGGAGTTCCAGTGCTTGCGCTTACTGGCCAGTAATCACGAATATATTCGTCTGTCCGTTGAAGAAGATTAATTCTTGTGCCATTGGAAACAACATTAAAGTTCTTGACAACTCGTGTTCCAGATGGTAAAGTAATCAAATTAACGCCAGAAGATACTGCAACCGACGTATAGCTAACCAGCCCGTAATCATCAAGATCACGAGTTAAACGCTCTTCAGCCCTATTCACAATTTTCGGAACATAAGTTAGGAAATCCGAAGAATCGTTTTCTGTAGCTTGAACAATGTCGTCTACAAGATACGTATAATTAGCCATAGTAAACAGCTACAGTTGCTGCAGAAGTCGGGGCCGATACCTTAACCGGACCAACAACTTTAACACCATAATCAGGAATCATGATGTCTCCTGCATCAGTAGCAGTAGTCCCTACAAACTTAATTTGATTTCCATTTACATTTCCATATGCATCTGTATCTTTTCCTTCAACAAGAAAAGTTCCTACACCTGAAAATGTAATACCCTTGATTCGGGTATTAGCAACGGTAACACTGGTGGTTACATCAAGCACAGCACCACTGCCCGTCACAAATCCTTGACGAATATTACTAGCCATTTTTACCTCTATTGTTGATTAGTTAATTTTTTGACTATGCACATATTATACACAAAAAAAGAGGGATACGAAAGTACCCCTCTTCTTTTTATTTTACTTTACTAAGATTTAATCTTAGCTGGAGCCAGAGGCACCATAGAAACCACGCCAGTCAGAGAAACCGAAGCTGTAACGCTCACGGGCCTTGAAGCGGAGGTTGCCAGTATCGAAGTCAGGCTCCATCTTCGTCTGAAGCGGAGCACGGACAAACATCTTCGTACCATTCGGACAATCAGTCTTGAGGAACCAAGCATTGGTATCCGTAAAGCGACGGTTTACAAAGAAACCGCCCGGAACCAGACCTTGGTTACGAATGGAGTTGATGTCGTTGACGTTAGTCGCACCATTTGCAGCGGTGGTCGGGTTAACGCCAATGGTCGTGGACATCGTGCTGTTCAGGATTTGATCGGCAGTAAATGCCAGATCAGCCGGAATGTGCAGCGACTCTGCTTGGAGACCAATCAGAATACCACGATCATCTTTTGCCTTCGAAATGGTAATCAGGGCCGATTCCAGCGAAGCTTCCGAAAGGTCGGTAGCACCGAGGTTATTCGACTGGTTACCGTCACCGATGGTCGGGTGCGAAGCCGAGAAGAACGGCTGACCGTCACCACCAGCATACGAAGAGTTAAAGCCGTTGTTGAAAACGTCAGCAGCCTTAACTTGCTTGGTGTTAGCCATTGCACGGGCCAGACCACGAGCACGAAGCTTTGCGAAGGTATCGTAAAGATTATCTTCCATAGCTTCTTCGGTCACTGCAAATGCGAGTGCCACAGTTTCGTGGGTGTACCGTGAGGTATAGCTTTCTTGTGCATCGTCGTAAGAGACGGCTGCACCTTCGCCTTTCACCGGAGCCGTACCGAAACCAGTGAAAAGTACTTCTTCTTCAAATGCACGATCCGAGTTTTCAGTCTCGAAAAGCGGAGCGTGTTCATCAGCAACTTCCCCGTACTCCATGCCGAATACAGCATTCAGGCCGGGGAGAAGCTCTTTAGCAATACTTGCTCTGTTAATAGCCATTATTTAATCTCCCTTTAACCCAGCAGATAAGCTGTGATGGTTGCAGGTGCCGAAACAGCAGCAGTGAGGAAGTTATCCGTGTGCTGAATGAGTTGAACATTCAGTTTAAGGAAAGCATTCTCAGCAGCTACGTCAACGTCGTTCCCCGGCTCATCAACAGAGTCCAGAGTACGGCACATTGCAATACCAGTTGTACGAGTTCCTGCTTCAACACCGTGGCCAGACATACCAGTAAAGGTAGAACCTGCGCCAAGGGTTACAGCAAAGTTCTGAGAACCGTGAAGGTCACCAGCAGTTACAGAAGCATCTGCTTGAACTTCAAACACGGTACGAGAATCGTCAGCGACCATAGCATAGGCGTCAGTTGCGGACGTGCCAGAAGGCCAGTACTTGCTGAACTTCTGTTCACCGTCTGCGACATAACGACAACCCATGAATACACCTTGAGCAATCTCAGTTACAGTAGTAATGACTTCGATATTCCCTGCATTAATACGGCAAAGATCGCCGGTAAAAATGTTAGCAGCATAGCCAGAAGCAATCGGGTATTCGTTGCTACCCATATTGTTCACGCTACCACCACGTTTGCGAGAAGGTCGGAAGCCAGACAACGCTTTAGTTGCAGTCATTGTTTTCTCCCTATTAAAATTGCACTAGTAACTATTAGTCTTGAAACTTAGGTGTGCGACCTTTAGTTACTTGAGATTTACTATTATTGCGAATTGGCATACGAGAATCACTTTGTCCCATAAGCTGTTGATTAACTGCATCAACCATTTCGTTACTTTGATTTTCGTAATACCGTTGACGGCTTTGTGCCTTACGCAATGGCATCTTTGCCAAAGCCAAGTCTCCACGACAGACTGCACCTGTATACCGCCCTTCCTCTCTCACGAAAGAGGTGTGTTGAAGCTCTGGAACTTCCTCAACAGAAACAAACTCCCATCCTTCAGCAAGACGCTTGCCTACGTTTTGATAGTCGTCCTGATTCTTCATGGTTACCCGAATCCAACGAAGGGCCATGCCCTGTTCTTCGAATCGGTATTTTACCGGATCAGGAATATCAAGAAGACTGGGTTCTTTATATTCATATTCTGCTTCTCTTGATTCGAGTTCACGAGACTCTACACTACGTGATTTAGTTTGTGTACGTGCCATTTCAATTTCCTCCACGCTTATTTACCATAGACCGAAGTGTACTCGCCATCAGCTCGTTCCACTTTCAGCTTTTCAGCGGCATATTGTTCCAGTGGTATTCCCCATTTATTTGCAAGGCGAACATCTTCTTGGGATAGTTTTACCTTTTTATTAGATGAGGATGTTGAAGTGCGTGACGCTCCACCAACCACTTGGGCAGGAGATGACGTTTCCTGCTGACGCTGTTGTTCTACTCCAAACCGTTCAGGATACCGTTGCCGGAGTCGTGAATCGATTTCTTGATAAAACTCAACTTCTGAAGGATCATAACCTTCGTTTTTCAGGTCAGAGTCAATTTCCAACGCAAGCGTTGTCATGACTGAGTCTTGACCAAACCAAGAGTTACGACCTGCCCACTCTACTGCAAGACGGTCATATTGTGCCGACTGCTCTTCTTGAACGGGCTGTGCTTGTTCCTCTACAGGACGATCAACAACAAACTGTTGTTTATTCATTTGCAGCATCGAAGCATCGTTTTGAGCTTTGGAAAGATGTTCCTGTGCAGCTACGATACGATCCGTATCTCCAGACTCCAGTGCTTGACGATAAGCATCACGAGCCAGTTCCATACGGCTGTTCACGTTTTGTTCTGCAGACTCAAAACTTTTTTCAACTGAAGTTTCAACTTCTTTTTGTTTATTTTTCAGTTGTTCTTCTAGCTCTCTTTGACGAGCTACAAGTTGTTCGATTTTTTCTTCACGTTCTTTTTTCTGACGCACAAGTTGGCGAATACGCTTTTGTGCTCCAGACTGCTGCTCTTCCTGTTCAGGTTGAGATTCTTCAGTTTTTACCTCTTGAACTTTTTCTTGTTCAAGGGGAAGTTCAGGCTGTTGTTCTTCTTCGCCTTCTACTTCGAATTGTACTTTTTCTTCTTCCTCTTGTACGGCGTTGGAAGTATTTACCGTAGTCCACTCATTATCCGGTTGGGACATTTAGTTCTCCTTTTTTACGTCATGTGCGAATCTGACGGATTACGCTATTGATTATATTACAGTACTGATGCTATTTATACAATACCGACATATAAATTTTTTTAGTTTGACAGGTTAAAAGTTGGATCAAGTTCTTTTGGGTCTTCAACAACCATAGAAATCTGGTCATCAAACAAAAGAATTAGGCGAACACCTTTGTAGAAAAACTTCTGACCTGCGTGTTTACCATAACAAACATAGTCACCTTCTTGACACCACGGGCCGTTAGGAAACTTGTCGTCATCTTTGTAAGCAATGTCGCCAACTTTCAAAACCTTACCCACAGTTGTAAGATAGGCAATGTCATTTTTGGTTGAGTCAGGCAGCAGGATGCCACCCTTGGTTTCTTGTTTTACTGATACGGGGCGAACAAGAAGGTGAAACCCCGGAACTTTTGGAAGAACTTCTGGATCAGGTGCTTCACCGTTTGTAATCCATTCGTCGTTCTTCATAGCATTAGCCATAGCTACACTTTGCATATTAATCCTCTTCGTCTTCATATATCATTGTGTTAACCAATCGTTTCATCTCATCCTGTGCATATTCAATGCCAGCAATCTTTCCAACGATTTGCATATACGAATGATAGTCCGAAGGAACGCCATACGCAAGCGAATTCTTTAGTCCATCTACTTCTTTTTGTAGGGACTTTTGTATTTCTTCCCAGAGCATTATTTTACAATCGTAAAGGTAGGATCGTTTGCAGGTGTG